GGTGGTTCAACTCAAGACTTTAGAGATTTATATTACAAGCTTAAGGAAAAAGAAGGCGTATTAAAAATTATGCCTACTGATGATTTAATGGAAGAAATATTATCTCGTTATGATGAAAAGAAAAATGGTGGAAGAATAGGATTTGCTAACGGTGGAGATAATATAATTGGTGCAGATTTGAAGGATCCAGATACAGAGATGAATCAAAATACAGAGATGAATCAAATGATTCCACCAGGTGGAATTAATTTTAGTGATATAAAAAATTACGCTTCTATACCGGCAACTTATGGAGCGGCTCTATATGGAAATTACATAAATAAAAGGGTTGGTGAGAATATGGCTAGAGCATTTCGAACCGATGAAATGAATGAAAGACTATCTCAACAAGTGGGTGATAAATTATCACCCGGCATTAATTCAGGTGGTTTAACTTATACAGATTTTGGATTAGATCCTGTGAGAGAATATATAGGTGGTGGTGAATTTAGAAATACTAGAAATTTTAATCCACCTAGTTTTGAAAAGGCTATGAGCTTAAACTCTGCTGATTTAGCAAACGCTTTAACTTTAGGTAATTTAAATTTTAATAAAGATCCTAGTGGTAATATAAATTATACAGGAAATACATTTGATTTTCCTTATCTAAATTTCATGAACAATAATCCAGTGGATATTCCATTAGATGAATTAAATGTAAACGCTCCACAATTTAGTTTTACAGATTATTTGCAAGGTAATTATGATTTAAATAAATCTCCCACAACAGATATTGTAGTGCCTGAAACAATAGCTCCAGCTACTTATTATAATTCTGCTCCAAACTTTAATGCTGATGTTTTACGTGAAGAAGAAGATGCTCAATATAATTTACCTCAAAAAAATATGTTACAAAATTTAAAAGATTATTTACCTTTTATTGGAGATAAATCTATAACAGGTATGCTTACAAGAGGGATAGGACAATTTTTTAATAATATTGGAGATAGAATTCCAAGTACTCCACAATACCAACGATATACTCCTGGATATAATTATGGAAACTTAAATCCAAATTTAATTGATGATTTTTATGATCCTGCTACAGGACTCAATAGATTTGATAGAGCAAAAACTTTATTTGGACAATCTAGAACTCTATCAGAATTTCTTTCTAAAAGAAGAGAAAGAGCAGCAGCTGAAGCAGACCTTATACAAAGAAGAGAGATAGAAAGAAAACTAGAGAGAGAAAAAGCTTTGGCTAGAAATACTTCTTCAAATATTGATTATGGTGGATTTGTAAGTGGTGGTGGAACACATAGTTCAGATAGTTCTTTTACTGGTCACTCTTCTGCAACAGGTGGTGGAATGGGTCAATCAGGTTGGGGAGGGCCAAGAGCAGATGGAGGTTTTATTGGTCAATATTCTAATGGTGGTCTTGCTACAATGTTTAGGAGAAAACAATGAACATAGAATACAATGATGTTATAGGAGCTTTTGTTAATACAGCAAATAATCAACCTGTTACTCAAGCAGAATTATTACAATGGGCTGCGGAAAATCCAATGCCTCTTAATGAACCTAAAAAATCAAACTCTGATTTAATGAATAGTCTGATAGATAGTTTGACAGTTAAAGAAACACCTGATACTACTCAAGTAGGTGTTGAAACAATTACAGAGAGAGGATAGAATACCCCATGGCTGAAATAGAAAAATCATTGTCTGATACAAAGACAACTGTTGCCCTTCCGGGAGAAGTAGAAATCGAAGAAGCAATTAAAGAAAAAGTTGAAGAAGTTCAAACTGAATCTGGTCCAGTTGAAATTGAAATGGATGAAGAAGGTGGAGCTCAAGTTTCTTTTGATCCAGCAGTAGCTAGTCAAGAAGGTGGTGAAGATCATTTTGAAAACCTTGCAGAATTTTTAAGTGATTCAGTTTTAGAACCATTAGGAAATGAATTATTTGATCAATACACTGAATACAAAGAATCAAGATCAGATTGGGAAGATTCATACAGAGAAGGTTTAGATTTATTAGGTTTCAAATATCAAAGAAGAACAGAACCATTTAGAGGTGCATCAGGTGTTAATCACCCTGTACTTGCTGAAGCGGTTACACAATTTCAATCACAAGCTTACAAAGAATTATTACCAGCTGAAGGTCCAGTTAGAACTCAAATTTTAGGAGACATAACTTCTGAAAAACAAGACCAAGCTAATAGAGTTAAAGATTTTATGAATTATCAAATTATGGATCAGATGAAAGAATATGAACCAGAGTTTGATCAAATGCTTTTTTATCTACCCCTGTCCGGCTCTACATTCAAGAAAGTTTATTATGACGATCTTTTAGGTAGAGCCGTTTCCAAATTTATTCCTGCGGAAGATTTAATCGTACCTTACTCTGCAAACTCATTAGATGATGCAGAAGCAATCGTTCACGTTATTAGAATTTCTGAAAATGAATTACGTAAACAACAAGTTAGTGGTTTCTATAGAGATATAGATTTAGGCAAACCTCCTGTTACTGAAAATCAATTAGCAGATAAAAAATTAGAATTAGAAGGAATCAATAAAGATGGACAACAAGATCAATATACACTTTATGAAATACACACTGATTTAGATTTAGAAGGTTATGAAGATGTTGGAGAAGATGGAGAACCTACTGGAATTAAATTACCTTACGTAATAACTATTGCGGAAGCTAATCAAAAAATATTATCCATTAGAAGAAATTATAGAGCAGAAGATCCTACAAAGAAAAAAATTCAATACTTTGTACAATTTAAATTTTTACCAGGCACAGGTTTCTATGGCTTTGGTTTAATTCATATGATCGGTGGTTTAACTAGAACTGCTACTGCCGCGTTAAGACAATTATTAGATGCTGGTACTTTAGCTAATTTACCTGCTGGATTTAAATCTAGAGGAATAAGAATTAGAGATGATGCTCAACCATTACAACCTGGAGAGTTTAGAGATGTCGACGCTCCGGGAGGAAACATCAAAGATCAGTTTATGACTTTACCATTTAAAGGCCCAGACCAAACATTACTTCAATTAATGGGTATTGTGGTTCAAGCAGGTCAACGATTCGCGAGCATCGCTGATATGCAAGTGGGTGATATGAATCAATCCGCGGCTGTCGGTACGACGGTAGCGTTATTGGAACGTGGATCGCGGGTAATGTCAGCCATTCACAAAAGATTATACGTAGGACTTAAACAAGAATTTAAATTATTAGCAGAAGTATTTAAAACTTACTTACCACCTGTTTATCCATACGATGTACCAGGAGCTTCTAGAGAAGTTAAGATTCAAGATTTTGATGAAAGAATTGATGTATTACCTGTAGCTGATCCAAATATATTCTCTCAAACACAAAGAATATCAATGGCACAAACTCAATTACAATTAGCACAATCAAATCCACAAATTCATAATTTGTATCAAGCTTATAGATCTATGTATGAAGCGATTGGTGTAAAAAATATAAATTCTATTCTACCACCACCAGAACAACCAATGCCAATGGATCCAAGTTTAGAACATATCTTATCCATATCAGCAAAACCGTTCCAAGCTTTCCCTGGTCAAGATCATAAAGCGCACATTGATGCACATTTAAATTTCATGAGATTAAATATGGTACAAAATAATCCAATGGCTATGGCTTCATTACAAAAAAATATTTTAGAACACATTTCTTTGATGGCTCAAGAGCAAGTTCAACTAGAATTCATGAATGAAGTTAGAGAATTACAAACTTTATCTCAACAATTAGGACCAATGATGCAAAATCAACAAGCGATGATGCAAAATCCTATGTTAATGAGAGCACAACAACGTGTTCAACAAATTACAAATCTAATTGAAGCTAGAAAATCAGTCTTGATTGCAGAAATGACTGAAGATTTTGCTAAAGAAGAAGAAAAAATCATGGGTGAGTATGGTGGAGATCCTTTATTAAGATTAAAAGGCAGAGAATTAGACTTAAGAGCTCAAGAAAATCAAAGAAAAGAAGAAGAAGGTAAGGAAAGATTGAACATAGACAAGATGAAAGCTATGATGAACAAGGAAATCCAGGAAGAAAAGCTAGAACAGAACGAAGAACTAGCTGGATTACGTGCAGGAGTATCTTTAGCAAAACAACAAATGTCAGATGCTAGCAAAATTCACGATTTTGGTAGAAATTTTGGTAAAAAATAGTTATAATAATTTAATAAGGAGATAAATATGAGCAAAGATTGGATGAGAGGTCAAGCTTACGTTAAAGCACCTAAAATTGAAAAATGTTTAGGCGTTGGTAAGGATGGCTATCAAACAGGCGGGATTACTATTGAAGCTACTAATGCTAACGAAACACAAGAAGTTGACGTTAGAGGAACTAAAAGAATTAGAGCAGAAAAGAAACCTGTTAAAGCTAAATGGTTCTAATTATTAATTCTAAATAATTAAAAATATGTTCCCTTGGTCGTTAATTGGCACAGCATTAAAAACTGGATCTGAAATTTATAAAAACAGATCTGCTACAAAGATTGCTATGTCCGAAGCTCAATTAATTCATGCAGAAAAAATGAAGCGTGGAGAAATTGAATACAGTGGAAAAATAATTGAAAATCAAAAAGGAGACTGGAAAGACGAGTTCGTGCTTTTGGTACTCTCTAGCCCACTTTTTTTATTGGCATGGTCTGTGTTTGCAGAAGATGAAAAGATGCAACAAAAGATTGACTTGTACTTTGAAAAATTACAAGATATGCCCTGGTGGATTGTCGGATTATGGGTTTCAGTAGTGGCCGCAATTTACGGAATAAAAGCTACTGATATTATTAACACTAAAAACGGAGGAAAAAAATGAGAAACGATTACGGAATAAGATCTGATGTTAGGTTTTCTAAAGGCGGAAAAGTTAGCAAAAAAGGTAAGATGTCTAAATCTTCTATGAAGTCTGTAAAAAAATTAGACGACAAAAAAATGAACAAGAAGAAATAATTTTATGAAAAATAAAGCTCAATCAAAAATTAAAAAAGTTATGAAAGAGTACAAAGCAGGAAAACTTTCTATTGGTAAATCAAGTAAAAAAGTAAAAAATAGAAAGCAAGCAATTGCTATTGCTTTATCAGAAGCAGGAAAGAGTAAAAGGAAATAAAATGAAAAAAATAAATAAAAAAGAAAATCCAGGTTTAGCAAAATTACCAGAATCTGTTAGAAACAAAATGGGTTATATGGCTAAAGGTGGAAAAGTTAAAAAATCTAAAAAGAAAAAATAATGGCTAAACTTTGTCCAAGAGGAAAGGCAGCAGCAAAAAGAAAATTCAAGGTATATCCAAGTGCATATGCCAATATGTATGCCTCTGCAGTTTGCTCTGGGAAAGTAACACCAGGTGGAAAAAAAAGAAAAAATATGGCAAATGGAGGACTCGCAAAAAGAGGAAAGGGTTGCGAAATTAGATAATGG